CGTCGTGTAATAAAAGCCCGCGATTCCGTCGTCTAAAAAACAAGACCAAGAACGGTTGCCGTTATCGGCAAGGTTATTGGATTGACCGCACCAGTGATTTGCGTTGAACCCTGTGTTCCATGCTGTTGGGTGCAGCCATGCCTCAATCGTGAAGTCATCATTGCTCGCAGTGAACCACTCGCTGTCTGGAATCGTCAGCCGATTAGCGCCGCCGCTGAAATAACCGCTCGCCCCGCCAAACTTACTATGCGCGGTGCTGATCGCGGCATCGCCGTTGGCCGTGACAGTCAGCCCATTGGGCGACGAGTCGGTAAACGTCGTGCTACCGTTCGTGCCGTCGAAGTGGAGGAGCAAGGCGGCAGAGATCGCCGATGGCGTCACCGCCCCGCTCGCCGCACCATACGGCCCCTCTCCAAGTGCGTTCACGGCCCGCACGCGGAAGATATAGCCGGTGCCATTCGTCAGGCCAGTGACCACCGCCGACGTTGCGGTGCTGGTGCCATCGGCAAACGTCGTCCACGTTGATCCTGAGTTGGACGAATACTGCACTTGGTAATCAGTCGGCGGTGTGCCGAGCGTTGGAGCCGACCAAGTGAGAGAGACTTGGGCGTTGCCAGCAGAACCGACCGGCGAACCCGGCACGCCGGGCGTGGCGGGCCACTTGTTGACCCGCAGGAATTCCTCTGCCTCCCGCACCCTCCAGATGCCGCTGGCAACGGATGGCGTGGGGTTCACCGTCAACCCGAAGTATGAGCCGTTGCGGCGGGGCATTACGAAATCTCTTCGTAGGACACGATGGCTTCCAAGTCGCCGCTATTGCTGGCAGTCAGCCGCAGGGCATCGCCCTCCATGAGATACACAACATCCTCACGGGTGATGACCGAAAGCGTGGAGTCGGCGGGAACGGACACGGTGTTGCAGATATGCCGCGTCACGCTGCCGTCGAAGATCGAAACCGTAACGCTCGCGGCATCCACGCCATCGACGTTGGAGACGTAGAGCGACACGACACGCAGGGTCTTATTGCTGGCGGCTCCGTTGCTGATGATCGCGGTGGCCGACGTTGTGACCGCCTGTTTGGCGTTCTTCGCTTCGACCTTCGTCGGATTGCACAGGTCAGGGATTGGCATTCGCTACTCCTACATCCACCAGAATTTCTTTGCGGTAGCCGCTACGGTTACGGCCCCCGTTTGCCCGTTCACGCTGGTCACGGGCGCGGCGACCCACGCCCCGTCGCCACGCAGATAGTTCGACGCCGATGCGGTGCCGGTGCCGAGCCTCGCGGTAGCCAGCACACCGCTTCCGATCTGCGAGGCCGGGAGGCTGGGGATGCGGGCAACGTCCAGCGTTCCCGTTAGGTCAGCCGCCGATCCGCTGGTGGCGACGGCGGCGAGGCCGCTTACCTGAAGTGCCGTATGCGTATGAGAGAGGGCTGCGGCATCCGTGATCCCATACCCCGCTAGCGTGGTGGGCGTGCCGGTCAGCTCGCTCCAGGTGCTAGCCCCTCCGCCAGATGCGGCACTGTTCACGGCCGCTACGTACGTTGCCTCGTCAATCTCCTCCATGGCATCCGCCTCAATGAGAGGCGTGATGGCGGCGAGGATGGCGGTGTACTGGGGGAGGTCGGTATCGACGGCGAGGAGGACTCGTCGGAATCCGTCCCGGGGAGCCTGGAGGGCGGTCTGGAAGATGGACTTAGCCGTGCCGGTGGGATAGCCCAGCTGGACGTTCAGCGACTGCCGGAGGGCTTCGTACGTGGCTTCTGCGGTAATGTAATAGCGCTGCATTACAGGCCCCATTTCGCAGAGAGATAACGGGTGATCGCCGTCGCCTGCGGACTGCTTAGAGTGGCGTCGTAGACCAGCACCTCACCGATCAGTCCCTTGTAGAAGTTCTTCAGCGAGCCACCTGACCAGCCGGCCCCGATTCTTCCGTCCACCCCGTAGAACGCCGCCGACGTGGATGGACCCCCAGAAGCGGAGATCACCGCCAGCCCAGCGGCAGACGACGACAGCGTGAACGACTGTGTCCCGGAGGATGCCAGATGGATCACAGTCTGAGTGGTGGATGTAGCCGGATTCACTACAGCAAACGCATGCCACGCTGAGAGCGTCGTGACCGGGAGCGACAGCGTGTCGTTGATCCCGTCGAACGACAGGGCAGGACGAGCCCCAATAGACGAGACGGTCGGCTGGTTGTTCGTCGCCGTCTGCACCGCCGATGAGCCGAACTTGGCAGACCACTCCCTAGCCGTCTGGGAGTCGTCCAGCCATAGCACTAGCCCGCCAATGGAGCGTGGGTCGAACGACCGGCGAGGGATCACAGGATTCTCCAGCGAGACGACGCGGCGTGATACACCAGCGTGGCTGACCCGCCGTCTGCATACAGGACATAGTTCGCCCCGTATGCAGAGCGGAAGCGATTGGCCGCCGTGCTGGAGGTGGACTCATGGGCCAGCGTGATGTTGGCCGTAGCGCTCACGTTGACCAGGAGAACACAGAACCCATCCACCGCACTGGCCGCAAGGCCGGTGATGTTCACAGCTCCGCTCGCGGTGATGTAGATCACATCCGCCACGCCGGGGGCCCAGTCGTTCTGACTGGTCGTCAGCGAGGGGGTGAGGACTACTGGGGTAATCGCATCTGCCCCCGTGCTGCGGTGCGAGGTGGCGTGGGTCGTCGGCACCCGGCTGTCAATGAGCCGACCGTCCGAGCCCAAGACCACCTCCGTAGAAGAGGCGTTGCCCACCGCCGGCACGTTACGCGAGGCAGCGGTCCCGGCATCGGTGACTGCACTCAGAGTGTGCTGATGGCTGGCCAGCGCAGCACCGATGGCCGCCGGGGTGATGGGATCGGTTCCTGCAGACCCGTGCGAACTGGCATGACCAGTAGGGGCGCGGGCATTAGTGAGCCGGGCGTCATTGGTTGCCACCGCCCCAATCGCTGCTGGGGTAATGGGATCAGTGCCGGCCGAGCCGTGAGTCTCTGCATGGCTTGCAGGTGCCCCGCCGCCAAGCGCAGCAATAGAAGCCAGCGTGACCTTGTTCGTCACGGTGCCGTCACCGCTGTCGGCGGCCACCACCGCATCGGCGGCAGCGGAGGAGAGCGGAAGCTGGGAGATGAATGTGTCTGGCATTAGTACTTCACCGTGATGTTCTTGGCGTCCTTAGTGATCAGGAAATTGCCGTTAGCGGCTTTGAGCGTGTACACCACCCGCACCACAGGCTGTGGCTTCTTGCGGGGAGCAAGCGTGATGCTGCTGGTCATCCCTTCACCAGCACAGAGAGATTGCAGCTGGCCGCACCGACGATGACCGGCGCAACGTACCCAAAGCCGAAGCACGCCTCCGGAATCGGGTGGGCACCAACAACCACCGCCGTGGTTACGGCAGCGCCATCGGAGAACACCTGAACCGGCACGTCCTCTGGGCCCGCCGATGCATGCCAGCGGATTTGCGTGGCGCCGTTGGTATTACCGATGATGACGCCGCCGCCGGAGTAGCGGCCGTACGGAATACGCGGCGTGGTGGACGCAGCCGACGACGCGGCGACGACCGTGGCACCATAGAAGAAACGCTCAATCTGACTCATTATCGACCTTTCGCTCTGTAAGTGTGCTTCTCTAGGATGCGCTCCCGCACATCCGCCGCCTTGGCGCCCGGGTTCTTCCGAAGCTCCTTGGCGACCTCTCGCTTCACGATCTTCTCGTTGATCAGCTTGCGCTGGGGGGCAGCCGGGCCCGGGTCGTAATTGACCGTGCCAGCCACAGCCATTCGGCGCGCCTTGGCCACGCGCATGATGTCGTCGTTCGATGACACCCAGGCGTCGGGGTCTTTCCAGCCACGCTTGTCGGCAAGCCCGCCGCAGTAGTACTTGCCAGAGATATTGATCCCGGCTTCCTTGGCTTCTTTGACCATCCACTTCGCGGACTGCACGGGCATGTCATCCAACTGCTGGTTGTTCATGCGGCCTTCCATGAACGCCCGGTCTGAGCCCTTGGTGCCCGGGGCGACTTGGAGAGCGCACATCGTGGCCCAGCGTTCCCCGTAGGGCAGGGCACGCCTGTACGTCTCAATCGCCTCTCGGCCGGCTCGCTGGACTTCGACGGGGATATCCATACTGGGCTATTGTCCTTGGGGGGGCTGCTCACCGGGCGGAGGACCAGGGGGCGGAGGAGGCGGCGGCGGAACGAGGTACGACGACACGTCGAACTGGTTCACCTGACCCCAGGCCGTCATCAGGCTATTAAACAGATCAGGCTGCCCTGCTTGGAGAAGACCCTGCGCCACAGGCATGGCCACCTGCAGGAAGTTGTTGAGGTTCTCCGTCTTCGTCGCGAGATTCGGTTTACGAGCCGACCCCGCTTCGACGCGGTAGGAGTACTCGCGGACAATCGCGTCTGGGTTCTCACCCTGGACGTGCATGCCCCACGCCTGTGCCGCCATCGGCCCCAAGAGCGGTTCCACGTCCTGCGGATAGATCAACCACCGGGCGAGGAGGGCTTCCTTGCGAGCGACCTCCGAGAGAGCGTCTTCCAGAATGTTCGCGTAGTCGTCCGGCCTCACTGAAATCTGCTCGGCCTTCACCTGGGCTTCTGCAGCTGACCGGAACTGATTCCGGGTCATACCATACAAAAGTTCAGTAAGTCCCACGCGGCGGTCGAAGAGGGCCGTGACCTCACTGATGATCTGGTACATGTCCTGGGTCACTCCAGGAGTCTGGAACACCGAGATCACGTCACTGACCGATCTGCCCACCGCCTCCGAGATTTCAACGATGTTGAATCCCTTCTCCGACTTCTCCAGAATCTTGGCCTTCAGGTCTGGATCGGCTGCCTTGGCGACACCGATCAGCGTCTGCGAGGACGTGGCGATCCGGGTGGCGAGGAACGACATCGCCCAGTTGATGAACCGCAATTCCGAAATGCCAGGGCGGATCAAAGAGATCGGCCAGGAGTAGCCGGGTTTGCCGTGCCACGCCAGGAGCGTGAAGGGCCAGCCGTTCGGTTCCGCCCAGAACGGAATCGGCCACTGGGCAGCCATGAAGAAGTTCTGCGGCACCCCGTTCTCGCCGGCCTCTTCCTGGAGCAGGGCAGGAGGGAGGTTCAATGGGAACTCCACGCCCTCTGCGACGACGATGTAACAGTTGGTGCCGAGCGAATCGAACTTCCCTTGGAGGTCCTTGTCGGCGTCCTTCAGGCGATCACCGAAGCCGGTCTTGGAGTAAATCTCCCAGTAGCAGATGAGGTCGTTCGTCTTGCCGTTCTTACGCTTGGTTTCGTAGCCACGCTCACCTTCCTCCGTGCGGGAGGCGTAGGATTCGATGTGCCCCTTCAGGTCCTCGCGAGACAGGCCGAACTTCGCTGCTACTTCATCGATGGGCTGCGTCCGCTTGCGCGCGGCCCAGCGGATGTCTTCAAACTCATCGGCATCCGGGTCCCAGACGATGTTGTCGATGGAGTCGAAGAACGACCCGGCGAACTTCACCTGCGACCCAGAAGGCGAATAGAGTTCGTGCCACCAGACACCGGCACCCTTAATGAACGCCTCTTCCACCACCTTGCGAGAGTGGCCTTTTAGGTTCAGCTCGTTGGGGGTGTAGTTCAAATATCCTTCCAGCAACTGGGCGATCACCTTGCGGCGCTCCCACATCATCTGCTGCTGCTGAAGACCCTGCTCGTACATCTGCATCCCGGGGTCCGGCATCATCACCGGCTGGCCGTCAGGACCAATCACGGGGCCATCTGGACCCATCTGGGGGACCGGCTGCTGTGGGAAGATGCCCAGGAGAGCCGGGCCGACGATGGGGTACTCCTTCGGGCTGACCGTCCGCTGCGGGTTACGGTGATGGATCACCGACGCAAACAGACGCACGGCCTCCCAGACACGGTTGATGCACAACCGGATCGGCGGGGCATCAATCCCCTTGTTGTAGCCCTTATCACCACGCGCCGTGGAGTCCTTCCACATGGTGTCAGGATCGCTGTCATAGAAGCCAAGAGCCTCCGCCGCATCATCGGCAAAGGGCTTCTTGTGCTTCTTGGCTAGTTCGATCTTCTTCAGCCAAGTGGCGACTATTGGGCGCAGGGGATTCTCGTCGGCCATCTAGGTTCTCCTATGGGATCAGTGTCCTAGCGGGCCTTTTTCCCCTCCAGGTCAGCCAGCTTCTTCTCCAGCAAGGCCACCTTTTCCGAGAGAATCGCATCCTTGCCTTTACGCAGGTCCCAGAAGCCGTATTCCTTCCAGGCAGGGAACTCCGCCACCCCTGGATCGGTGACGTGGTGGACGCTCGGACGCTCCACGCCACCGTAGCCAGGGGCGATGACCCAGAGCGTAAGCGTGCGGGACGAGACGGAGGTCACGATGCCCACGTTGGGCTCGGCGCCTTCATGGCGGTAGTACTGGACAAAGTCACCCAGGTCGGCCTTCGGCATAGCAAAGTCGGTCATTTTCCAAATCCTTTCGGGGCTAGATACAACGCAGGGTCTTCGGACTCCCGCTGGCGGCGTTTCTTCTCGGACAGGTACTTCACCCACCACGGATCGGGACCATAGGTCTTCGGTGGTGCGTGATACTTGGGCTCGTAGGCACAGAGGTATTCCAGAGACTGGCAGGCGTGGACCTCGCCGCGGGTCTGCGGCTCGTCGGTCACGTAGACCTGCCCGTTGACGGTGGTCGTCTTTTTCCGGTAGCGCTTCAGTTCCCTAAGAAGGTTGGGGCAGGAGCCTTCTAGGATTTTGAGCTTGGTCGTCCCGTCGCCACGGATGTGCAGCATCTGACGGACCATCGCCGTGCGGGCCGGGATGTCGTCGGACCCCGGCATGAACCCGAAGCCGGATATCTGGGAGCGGCAGTTCCGCTTCTTCAACTCCTCTGAATACAACTCATGGGGCAGTCGGCCAGACCCCAAGTCACGGAGCATGCCACCGTGCATGTCCATGATGTAGTTGTAGAAGTGCTGGTCCTGGGCCTTCTCCCAGAAGCGCTCGCCAAAGATCAGGCTGTTGCACTGCCTGATATACAGTTCGTCATAGATGAGCAGGAACTTCTCATCGGGTGGTACAGCACCGAAGACGCACGCCATCACCGCATGGCCAGGATCGATGGCCACGTAGCGGGTCCAGTCGGGAGGCACCTGACCGGCCGGCAGTTCTGACCGGGGGAGAATGTGGACCGACTGGTTGAACGTCGGGTACATGAGGGTGGATTCGGTGGTGAACTCACCCTCGGCACGCATCTTCAGTTCTTCTTGGCCAAGCGCGCTCCACCGCTCAATGTTCTTCCGTTTTTCCTCGTCATCGATAAAGTCGTTATCTAAGAACCTGAACGTGAACTTGCGGATGATCGGATTCTCTTCGCCGTTCTCCACCGCCTTGTCGGCACGCTCGCACAGACCAATGAGTGCGTCATTCTTGGAATGTGGCATGGCTGCCCACACAAAGCGGCCTTTGCGATCCGCCAGTCGGGCTTGGCACTCCCCCACCCAACGCTCGTTGTTCAAATCCTCGTCCAGCCAAATAAAATCGGCCTGATAGCCCTGCGGAGGCTCGCCTTCCGAAGAGAAGCACCAGATGTTCCAGCCGTTGGTCAGTTCGACCTTGTTCAGATAGCCGGCGTTCTTCAGCACCCAACTCATGTCTTTGATGAACCGGGGAGGGATTAATGGTGGTGCGGGTTTGCTCTTGGCCTTGTCGTCCCCCTTGCGGAAGGAACGCCACTCTCCTGTCTCTTCATCGCGGATGATGCGGAACGCCCCGGCTTTGAAGAGGATCGGATAGATGACGAGCCCGATGTGGGGCCAGTTGCGGCCGACGATGGCGAGGTTGCCGTCCTTCTCTGGATACTTGCCGTAGGGGTCTTGTCCCGTCACAGCGCGAGCCGCCTCCACGGCCACAGCCAGAGACTTACCGCCTCGGTTACCGCCCAGCACGATCCGCTCGCTCGCCATGCACTTGTGGAACTCTTCCTGATGTGGCATGGGGCGATAGAGCCGCAACGACTCCAGGCGGCGAGACGCAAGCTCGGCCTGCACCTCCCGCATCTGCTGGAGTGCGTGCTGACTGACTTCAGGACCAGCCGTCTTGGGCGGGTCAGGCAGCTCTATCTTCGGATGCTTTTTCATTCACCTGCCTCATCGACTGAGGGTGCCACTCCCCGCACGTCCACAGGGAGTTCGTCTTCGGAAACACCCCCATCACTTCGGTCGGATGCACCTGCGGCGGGAACCTCATGCACGACCCCTGAATCGACCTCGGCAGTTCCCTCAGCCACCACCGGCAACTCTCGCACGTCCCCATTGCTCTCTATCCTTGCTTGCTTGCCATTCACTTTGATTGCCAGGGCGGCGGCGAGAACGTCCCGCCGATACTGCGCCTCTAGCTCCTCTTCGGTCATCAACTCCAGCGGTTTCTTCGCACCACCCATCGCGGTGTTGTTCACGATCAACCGCAGGAGGGAATCCAACTGCTTGGTACGGAACGCTCCACCAGCGGGGGCGTCGAAGAACTGCTTCATAAACGCCCGCGAGAACCCCTCCACGCCGCCGAAGTACTTCATCATGCACTCCAGCAGTTCGCTGGAATGCGGGATGTTCGTGCCACCGACCCGGGATGCGGCGATGAAGAGATCGACCGCACCCTTCTCAATCTCAACGAGCTTCTTCTGACTCTTGGTCAGACGGTCGGCTTTGACCTGCTTGTTGCGACACTTCCGACAGCGGGCGTGGAAGCCGTCCTTGGACTTGTGGAAGTTCTCTGGAGTGAGGGCGTAGCTGACCCCACATTTCACACAGGCCCGATACTCAGCCATTCACTTTCACGGAGAACTTCGGCTTCAGGTCTACGAGCTTCACGGTCGGATCGTAGCCGGCGGCCCACGATTCCTTCAGTTTCTCGCTGACCGCCTTGGCTTCGATGAACTGCGGCTTGCCGACACACTTCGGCTTCCAGTGTCCGGCCCAAGCATCCCAGTTGCAGAAGACCGGGTTGTAGCCCAGCTTCTGCGTTCCGACGAGCGAGAGGTCGCGGGTCATCGTCACGTCTTCCGTCGAAGCCTTGTCGGCCGCATACTTGTCGGCCCACTCATAATAAAACCAAGGCTTGTCGGTTTCTGTCTTGGGCTCGGTCAGATCGAAGACCCGCATGTCGTACATGATCAGGCCCGTGGGCAGAGCCGCGCACTCCTGGATGCCCGACATCTTCACGGACTGCGACCGCTCGTACATCTTCAACTGGAAGTCCGGATTGGCGTTGTTCGACTGCATGTTGCGCCACTCAAAGACGTACACGCATTCCGCCGGGGGAGGTCCACAGTACGGGGCCCCGATCACACAAGGGCCCTTGTGGTAGTGGTCTACCAAGAAGTCGAATGAGGTCTGGAAGAACGGCTTGGCATCCGGGTCCTGCCCAACAAGGAGGTCGGGCTTCATGTCCGAATCCACCATCACCAGCACATCCACGCCAAACTCACGCGCCATGAGGACGCAGCGATTGCGTGTCATGGTGATGGGCGTATCGGCTAGGTTCCAGATACGGATATTCTCAACGCGAGCGTCCCGGGACAGTTCCGAGACAAGGGGGGTCATCCACTCGCGGATGTCAGGAACTTCGGAGGAAATGCCTCCGTTCCCGCCATAAGAGAACGTACAGATACCGACGTTGAACTTCTGGTTCATGGGGCACCTCGGGGGGAGGCAATAGTGTACTAAATTACAGACTCGCGGTCAACGCCTTGCGCGCCATGGCTGCCGTACAGGAGCGGCCCGGGACGGTGCTGGTGCCGCTGGTGGCGGCGCGGCGAGGGCTCGCGACTGCTGTTGCAACGACCGGAACTTCTTCATGGCGCCACGCCACTGATCGTCTGAAGCGTTGCTGTACGAAAGCTCCCGCCACTGTTCAGCAACGGCTCGCTGGTCTGGCGGAAGGCCAGCAATGGCCCTGTCCACGGCCCCCTCTATGTCGTCAATACGGCCCATCTTGTAGTCATTTGCGTATCCTGGGCCCAGCGTCCCCAAGATGTCGCGAGTGAACCAGTCAGTGTTCTTGTTGACACGCTCTATCTCACGAATCTTCGCGCGCTCCTCTCCGTCAGCCTTTTCCCGGGCCGCCTTCTCTGCCCTGGCCACGGATGGCTTGGGCTCGGAAAATGGCTGACCGTTCAGCGCGGCATATTGTCGCTTGGCTTCCCACACCTCGTCTTCCTGGTCTTGCTTGCGCTGCTCGTAGGTTGCCATCTCCTCCTTGGTGGTTGGCCACGGAATGGCCCCTGGAGCCTTTATCTTCGCGTACAATTCCCGCTTCTTCTGCTCTAGCGACTGTGGCTCCGCTGGCGGCGTGTATGGGGTTCCCTGTGACTGCGGCTGGATTGGCTGCGCTTGGCCGGGCTGCCATTGCGCCGGCTGCTGCGGGGCCAGCAGCGTGCCGCTACCGCCAGGGCCGCCCCCGGGAGTGGCTGCGCGAGCCTGCTCTTGGAGGTTGGCGATACGGACCTCCTCGCCCATGCGGCTCCTGCGGGCCTCTGGAGTCATCTCGCCAACCGGCGTTTGTCGCTGATAGAGGTCCGGAGAGCCGCCGACGGCGGCCGGCGGCACCGGGCCACTAAACTGCTGCGGCGGAGCCTGCTGCGGGAGCATAGCAGGGCCCATGAATCGCGGGTCTGGTTCATTCCACGCCCCGGCAGGAGGTGCCAGTGGCATCTGTGGTGGCGGAGCCTGTTGACCCAAGACACCCAGGAGTTGATCCATGAAGCCGGGAGGGGCTTGGATGTTGTTGCGGGTGAACAGGTCTTGGATGGTGGCCCGGTCGCCAGACGTAGCGAAGGGATTGGTCCAGCCATCCTTCACCATATCGTCTGCTCTGCCCATCATCCCCCGGAAGTCGTACTGTGGAGTGTTGGACGGCGCGCTGACGAGTTGCGAGATGAAAGCATCGCGCTGCTGCTGCTGGCCCTGCAGGGAGGTCGGCCTGCCCTGCAGGTCATATGCCTGCATGGTGAACGGAGCAGGCCGCCGGTCTGATGGCATGTAGGCGAGGTTGCCTTGCCCCTGGCCAATCACCGATGTCGCCGGGGTGTACCGCACGCCGTCGCCTCGCTGTGCCATGGCATTGTTCCAGGCATCGGCGTAGCTGGTGTTGGATGGGCGAGGGGCAGGCTGCTGGGGGGCATTCCACGCAGACATGTTCATGCCGCCGGGTGACGGCGGGGCTGAAGTCCCTTGGGGACCCGCCTGAGTCTGAGTGCCGAACTGGCTCTGTCCTTGGTTCAGCGTGCGTTGGGACGAGTCCTCGCCGTACATCCGCTTACTCAGGTCTGCGAGGCCCTTCCAAGCATTGTCGTATTCCTGCTGGGTCTTAAACCCATCGGGCGAACCAACCGGCCGCGTCATCTGCCAGCTTGGCGAAGTCATTACCGATCCTCCTGCTGATTTGTCATTGAGTCAGTACCCATGCCCGATCCTTGGAGCATGCGGAGCTTCGCCATGTCGGCGTACTCGCTGTCACGGATGGCCGCGATCAGTTCACGCAGGAAGTCCAGGTTCTGGATGGCCGGTTGATCCACGATTGGTCCCTATACGAGAAAAGCGGCTGGCCAGTTCCCCAGCCAGCCGCTCCCCCGATAAGCCCCGTAGGGCAGATTAGTAACGGGTCTTCACGACAGCCAGGACCGCCGCGCCAGTCGTCGCGCCCGTGCTGCACGCACGACCGATGACGCCCAGGCTGTTGTCCCCCGCACCCGTCGTCGCCGCACCAACGCCGCTCTTGGTGACACGGCCGGCAGTGGTCGCACCCGACGTGGCAGCGGTGATCGCAGCCAGACGGTCGCCAACAGCCACATCCGTACCGCTGAGAGCGACCGCCACTTCGGTCGGACCCTCAACCGTCACCCAGTACACGTCGTTGACAGCAACGCCCGTCGCCGGGAGGTACTCGTCCGCAACGCCCACCCGCTCTTCGTTCGTCACCGACGTGTAGCCCTTCGTCTCCGCAAAGCCGGCAAGGCCAGCCGTGGTGGTGTCAAACGACACCACGCGCTTCGGCAGGATCACCCCGGCGGAGGTGTTCCGGACAGCCACGCAGGTCTTCACCCGGTTGCTGCGGACCACGCCCGTGATGGGATTCACGTCCGGGAACTGCTTAATAACCCCCACCCAGTTCTTGCCGTCGCTGGCCGAAGTGACCCCAAGGGTCTGGCCGAGAGCGAACGGCGGATCGATCAGAAGACTCATGTCAACGCACCTCTTTCTTTGGATTAGGCCACGGCGGCGAGTTTGAAGAAGTTACGCGGGCTCTTAAACTTAAGGTTGCCCAACGTTGAAACAACGTAGCGATATTGCTGCGTGATTTCGTCGTAGAAAGGACCCTCGCTGTTGTAGAGCTGTCCTTCCATGCACAGGAGTTCCATGTTGCCGATGGCCAAACCATACGCAACACCGGCCGGAATCGAATTCTCGCTGGAGCATTCGACACCGTCGAACTCAAACACATCCGTGAAGCCGTAGCTGCGGAGGCCGTTCGTGCGGCTCACCACCACCCGCTCCTTCTCGTCCAGCTTGTTGAGCATGTCGATATACAGGCGACGGTCCATCAGGCACATGTCCACCTGATCCTGCTTCGTATCGTTGCGACGAGTCTGGTGAAGAGCTTCACGCAGAGCCTTCGTGCAATTCGCACTCCACGACGTGCCACCGAAGTAGGACGAGGTGTAGTTACAGATAATGGGCGAGTAAAAGTCATACTCAGGATCGGCTTCACCGTTGGGCCACACGCCCGTCTTCTGCGAGCCACCGTAGGCACCCAGGACGGTCGAAAGACCGGCGTAGGTGTCGGACGGAGCCGCAAACGGATCGGCCGCGTTGGCGGTACGAGTGGCGCCAGTGTCCTTGTTGATCGTGCCGTTGTAGCCCAGGAACGACTCCAGGCCGTGGAAGCGAAGCTCGTTGCCGGCCGCGTAGCCGTCAACCACCCACTCCTTGGCGAGGTACTGCTCCATGCTGGTGAGAAGACGAGAAGCCATCTTACCAGCAACATTGACGAGAGCAGAGGCGCTACGGTTTTCCAACATTTCCTTCTTGTAGATCGCGTCGGTCACCTGAGCGCCACGATACTCCAGCTCGGCGTTCTTCCAGAGATTCTGGCGAGCAAACGACCGGGGCGTTTCGCCGTTGTTCCCAGACGGAGTATGATTTCTGTACTGGATTTCCCAGTCGAAACCACGACCCGACATGTTGGTGCGGATGTTTCCACTGCCTTCCAACGCAGCGAACACTTTAAACTTGCGAAGCGAAGCAACCTCTTCCTCACGAAGATGGTTGACAATCGTCGTCGCAATGGAACGAGCCCAGTCAGTGCTACTGGCCATTAAATAACTCCATCACTTACGAGTTGGCTTTTCAGCCGTTCTTCAAAGCTCATCCTCGCACGCGGTGCGCGAGGCTCTGTGGTTCCTGCACTTCGATTGGGGACGCGGGTTGCACGCTCCCGAAGGAATTGCATGTTCGATTCGGCCACTGGGTCGGCCGGTTGCGGCGGAGCCGCTGGTACGGGCGCTGGCACCCCGGCCGGACCCTGCGCCGCATGTGCCTGCATCTGCTGGTAGCGCAGGTTCAGAAGGTCCCGCTGCAGCATGCCGGTGGCGTACTGCCAGCGGGCCTTGGGGTCTTGGATGCCAATCTCGGACGCCTGGGCGATGTAGCCCTGGATGGCCTGACCCTCACGGGAGATGTTCCCCTGCTGGTCATACAGCCAGTCGGCATTCTGCCGTTCCAGGTCGCTGACATAGTTCTGGGACTGGTATTGGTTCAGGTGCTGCTGCACCATCTCCTGCGCCTTCTGGATGGCGACCTGCTCAACGAAGGGCTTCAGTGTATTTTCCGGATCGGTCACCAGCTTCCGCGCGAAGTCGGCGGTATAGGTCTGGTATTCCCGCAGGGCGGCTTGCGCCTCGTACGGGGCGTCCGGAGAAATGATTTCCTTGCCAGTCTGGAGATCGCGGACGATGTAACTCTTCCACGTATCCTTTACTTCGGGGGGCGACCACCACTTGGGTGCGGCCTGGGGCTTGGGCTGGGCCGCTTCGGCCTGGGACTTCCTCCACGCCTCAAAGTCACGCT